AATCAATACAGGCACTCCCGCCAGAGTCGAACAAATCACGGCCGTGTGGGCCGACATGACCTGGCGCGAGAGCTTCCTGCGTTACATGCTCGTTTTTCGGCTCAGCAGCTTCCCGAGCAACCTGCTTTACCAGAAGCTGATCCGAGCCAGTTTCACCTTCACCCCTGCGGCAAGCGCCGATTTTAACAACACGTTTGTTTTCAGCGCGGTCGGCGCTTACGATCCGGCCACGCTCTCGCTCAATACCCTCCCGGCGCACACCGATCTCGGGTCGGCATATCTGGAAAAAGCGACCGGCGACGCGCAGGCGCCCATGACGATCAGCACCGGCGCAGACGGAAACAAGGCCGCGCTCGCGGCAAAGGCCGGAGGCATCGTGCTTTCCTCGGCCTACGCGTTTTTCTCCGGAGACGCCGCCTACATCCTCACGAACAGCAATGCCACGCCAGCCTACCGGCCATTCGTCACGATCGTCTACGACGACGCCGAAACCATCACCAGCCAGATCGAGCAGCAAAACAGCCCGACGGGCGGCTACGTGGACCGGCAGCAGGCGCAGGCCTTCGCCTGGCGCTTCGTTCCGACCGGACCCTGCGCCGGCGATTTCAGCCAGGCCAGCGCGACGTTCTACTGGCGGGCCGGATCCTCCGGCAGCTACACCGCCGTCCAGACCAGCGGCCCGAGCGTGACGATCCCGGCCAACACCTTCCCCGCCGGCACGATCCAGTGGTACGTCGAGGGCACCGACAACGCCGGAAACACGAGCAGCACGCCTGTCTACACCTTCACCACGGCCGACACGACGACCTACGCGACGCCGATCTCCCCGATCAACGAGATCGTGGACGGCTCCGCGCCGATCACGTTCCGCTGGACGAGCTCCAACAGCTACGGCAAGGCGCCGTCCTCGTCCGAGCTGCAGTACAGCTCGGACGCGATCACCTGGCTGCCGCTGGGCACCGTGACGGGCGCGGGGCTTACCTACACCGCCCCGGCGAACTTCCTGCCCTCCGGCGCCGTCTACTGGCGCGTCCGCGCGTTCAACCAGGACGACGTCGCCGGGCCTTGGAGCGAAGCGGCCTCCCTGCGCAACGTGGCCGCGCCGCCGGCGCCGAGCGTCATCACCGACGCGGCGCCTTTCACGACGATCCGCTGGGCGGCCAGCGAGCAGCAGGCCTACCGCATCACCGTCGACGGCGAGTTCGTCGGGACCTTCTTCGGGACCGATCACGTCTACACGCTCAAGGACTACCTCGAGGACGGCGTGCACACCGTTGCCGTCGCCGTGCAGAACGTGTACGGCTTGTGGAGCGCCGACGGCAGCACCAGCTTCCAGGTGGCCAACCAGCCGGGCACGGCGATCACGCTCAGCGGCGTTTTTGCTCTGGATGCAGATCTGAGCTGGACCGGCGGCAGCGGCGAGACGTATCTGATCTACCGCGACGGGACGCGGATCGCCGAGACGAGCGCCGAGTCCTTCACGGACCGGCTGGTCCTCGGCGGACACAGCTGGGCCGTGGTCGAGAAACTGGCCGACGGCAACTACACGAGATCCAACGAGGTGAGCGGCGAGCTCAGTACCGACGACAGCCAGATCGCGGCGATCACCGGCGGCGCCTGGCTCTCGCTCCGGCTGAGCGAGTTCTCCAACGGCGAGCAGAGCTTCAGCAGCTCGCGGGCCTTTACCCTGCGCCACGTGGCCGGAGCCCGGTACCCGATTTTGGAGCTCGCGCCGTTCTACGACCGCCAGGGAAGCTACAACGCGTCGTTTACGGATCCCGCCGCCGTGGCCGCCTTCGAGGCGCTGCTCGGGCGCGTGGTGATTCTCAAGAGCCGCCGTGGCAACGTCGTGATCGGGCCGCTGGCGCAGCTGGACAAGCGCGAGACAGATTTCTACACCGCGTTCACCTTCGCGATCCAGCAGATCGAATGGGAGGACTACGTCCATGATGCGGGAACTTGACATCCGTTTCCGGATCCTGCGCAACGGCGCCGACTTCGGCGAGCTCTTCGCGCTGGACGGCTCCTCCCCGACGCTGCGCATGAGCGAGACGGGCGAAATCAAAATGAGCCTGAGCGGCGATTTCGTGCTGCCGGACGAGATCGACTGGCTGAGCGACGAGATCCGGCCGGAGCTCTGGATCGACGGCGTGCGCCATCCGCTCGGGATCTACCTCCCCGCAACTGTGCAGGAAAAGATCACGAACGAGGCGCGCGGCGTGAGCGTCGAGGCCTACGACCGATGCTGGATCGTGCGCGACACCTATCTCGAGGACCCGCTGTACCTCGCAGCCGGCACGCAGTACCTCACCGCGATCGAGAATCTGCTTGTGGCCAGCGGGATCTCCACGGCGGCGATCACGCCGACGGCCATCACCCTCCCGGAAGCCCGGGAGGGCTGGGAGGTCGGCACGAGCTACCTCGAAATCGTCAACCAGCTGCTGAGCGAGATCAATTATAAGCCCCTGTGGTTTAATAACGCCGGGCTCGCGGTCCTGGAACCGGTCCGGGAACCCTCCGTGCAGAATCTGAGCCACACGCTGGACGGCAGCAACGTGCAGAGTCTGCTGCTGCCGACGATGAACCGGCAGACGGACATCTACAGCGCGCCGAACGTGTTTATTTGCGTCTGCTCCAACCCCGACAAGGAAGCCGCCATGGTGGCCACGGCGGAGAACGTCAACCCGCAGAGCCCGCTTTCCACCGTGCGGCGCGGCCGCCGGATCTGCCGCCTGGTGCAGGTCGATAACGTCGCCTCGCAGGAGGAGCTCGAGGCCTACGCCACCAGGCTCTGCAACGAGAGTCTGATCGGCGGCGAGCAGATCACCGTGCAGACGGCGCTGCTGCCCGGCTTCGGCGTCGGCGACATCACGGCGCTCAACTACCACGGCACGACCGGCCTCTGCCTGGAGCGTGCCTGGACCATGGTCCTCTCCCCGACGGGCGGGACGATGACCCACCAGCTGGAAAAGGTGGTGTTCAACTTTGGATGAGCTTTTCAACATCGCCCCGCAGCCGTCCGCGCGGGAGCCGCTGATGCTGGCGACCGTCGGCAACGTGAGCGCTGCCGGGACCACGCTGATCCTTGACGGGCAAACGTCGGCAACGACGAAGCGCTACAAGCGCGTCGTGACCGGCCAGACGCTCGCCGCGGGCGACCGGGTCCTGGTGGCCAGGATCAGCGGGACCTTTGTTATTCTCGGCAAAATCGCACTATAGGAGGGACCAACATGCCAATCGTTAAGGGCGCGAGCTACTCCGCCACGATCCAGACGCCGCTGCCGGCGGAGAACTACTCCGCCATGCGCGTCACGTTTGCCCAGGGCGGGCAGGTCCTTGCGGCAAAAGACAAGTCAGACCTGCTGCTGCAGGACGGCCTTGTGATCGTCCAGCTCAGCCAGGAGGAAACGCTCGGCTTTCTGGCCGGCGCGCCGGCGCTGATGCAGATCCGCTGTTACCGCAGCGAGTACGACGCCCCGGGCTCGGCCTGCTGGCCTATCCCGGTCCAAGCATCTAATGAAGTGGAGGTGCTGCCATGAATTGCGGCCACAGCTGCGCGGAGGTTTTCCGCATGTTCGAGGGCTATTACGGCCCCTATTTCACGCCGTCCGTCGATCCGGACGGAAATCTGACCTGGACCAACAATGCGGGCTTGCCGGATCCAGCCCCGATCAACATCAAAGGCGAGCCCGGCACCGGGCTCGAGATCTCCGGCCTGGTGGCCACGGAGGCCGATCTCCCCGCCACGGCGGAGGACTGGACCTGCTACCTGGTCGGCACCGAGGTTCCCTACACGGTCTACACCTATAACCCCAACACCGGGTGGATGAGCCTCGGAGAGTTGGCATCCGGCCCGAAGGGCGACCCCGGCGTGACATTCACACCCAGCGTGAGCGCGGCTGGTATTATTAGCTGGACGAATGACGGAGATCTGCCCAACCCCCAGCCCGTAGATATCAAAGGCCCAGCTTACACGCTGACGGAGGAGGACAAGGCCGCAATCGTCGCCGATGTGGTGGACGAGGTCCCGCTGGTTGACCCGGACGAGAAAACCGCTGCCATGACGCAGCCTGTCGGCGTAGACGCGAACGGCAAGCTGTGGACGGCTCCGGGCGGTCAGGGCGGCACGACCGACTATGACCAGCTCTCCAACCGTCCCTCGATCAACGGTCACACGCTGACCGGGAACCAGTCGGCGGCACAGTTGGGTCTGGCTACTCCGAGCGACATCCCAACCGTGCCGACCAAGACCAGTGACCTGACTAATGACAGCGGGTTCGTCAATGCCTCTGGCGCTGCTGCTGCGGCTCCTGTCCAGAGCGTCAACAACAAAACGGGAGCGGTGGTGCTTAGCGCATCCGATGTGGGCGCTGGAACGTACTCCAAGCCGAGCGGCGGCATCCCCGCGTCTGACCTTGCATCCGCTGTGCAGACGAGCCTTGGCAAAGCGGACAGCGCCTTGCAGTCCGTCCCGTCCACCTATCGTACGGCAGCGGCACAGGACACGATTGACGCAGGAAAAGCAAGCAAGATAACAGAAGTGACGATCGCAACAGCCGGCGCTGTGACGCAGGCTCTCGACGCTGGGAAAATCTATCACTTCACCGGGGCGCTAACGGCACTGACCATCTCGCTGAACGCTCCCGCCTCTGGTGAGCTTGCTCAGTATCATTTCGATTTCAACAGCGGCTCCGCGGCTCCCACGCTAACGATGCCGAACACGGTCACGATGCCCGACAGTTTTAGCGTGGAGCCGAACAAACACTATGAGGTGGATATCCTCAACAGCTATGGGGTGGTGATCTCATGGGCGATCTCTTGAGACGCATGGCAATGATGCAGCAAGCCGAACCGGGAGACGGCAGAATTTATCTGTATAAAGATGGCGACAAATGCGAGTCTGTTACCGGTGGTTGGACTGATCTTGATTCGCATATCGAGTGGCAAGCCGACAACATTTTCCTCACTCATTCGTCTACCGTGAAGAGGGCAGAAACTGTCAATTCGTTCGCGTGCAAGAAAATTGGTTGCGAATACTACTGGACAGGAGGTAGTGGGGCGTATGGACTGCGTCTTTACATTGGCTCCAAACAATTCCCGATCCTAATGAGCAGCAGCGCAGAGGATGAAGTGACCGTGTTTGAGTCCAATGTTGGAAACTATTCGGGATTTGTTACGATCGGAGCATATTTTGGCAGATGGCATATCAAAAAATTATGGATTGAAGTGTAAGGAGTCACAGTATGTACGCAAAACTGATTGACGGCGCTTTGCATATCGCACCGAAGAAACTGTCGGGAGACGGCGTTATCGTCTACAACCCACCCGCTGAGATGTACGCCGCACAGGGCTGGAAGCCTGTCGAGTTTGTCGATCCTCCCGAAGCGCCCGAAGGGTTCAACTACGAAAGCGGCTGGGAGGAACAGACCGATGCTATCATGCAGGTCTGGACGCTTGTGCCTCTGCCCGACGAGATCGACGAAGCCGAGGCATACGGCATCATTTTCGGAGGTGCAGAATGAAACGGGAACACGCTTATAGGCTCCGGGACATGATGCACAAAGCCGCAGCGTCGCTCTCTGACACCGACGCGCTGGACGGCGTGGAGCTTTTCAAAAGTTGGTACTCTGGCATCGCCTACCTCGCAGACGAGCGTGTGCGCTACGGCGACAAGCTCTACCGCTGCGTTCAGAGCCACACCAGCCAAGCCGATTGGGAGCCTGACAGAACCCCGGCACTGTGGACGGAGGTGGCGCGTCCCGGAGAAATCCCCGTGTGGCGACAGCCGACAGGAGCGCAGGACGCGTATGCCAAGGGCGACAAGGTCTGGTATCCCGAAAAGGACACGACGGTGTATGTCTCACTGATTGACGGCAATGTGTGGAGTCCCGACGCCTATCCGGCCGGCTGGGAGGTAGTTGAATGAGCAAAGCGGACGGAGCCGTCGCGTGGGCCGTGGCAATCGCCAACAGCCCCGCGCACGGCTACGATCAGAAAGAGCGCTGGGGACCGGACTACGACTGCTCGTCCCTCGTGATCTCCGCGTGGGAGAGCGTGGGCGTGGCGGTCCGGGAGGCCGGGGCGAGCTACACCGGCAACATGCGCACGGCGTTTTTGCGCTGCGGTTTTGTCGAGGTCACGACGCAGGTCAACCTGGCCACCGGCGCCGGGATGCGCCCGGGCGACGTGCTGCTCAACGAGGCGGCGCACACGGCGATGGTCGTGCAGCCGGGACGGATCGTAGCCGCGAGGATCAACGAGCACGGGCAGACGACCGGCGGCGCGACCGGAGACCAGACCGGGCGGGAAAT